TTTTTTGTGTCCGGACAAGACCATGCTTTTTGAATGTCTTCCTCGTGGTGGAGTCCCACTCCAAAGAGCGCAAGATGATAATGAGGTCTTTCTGAATGTGTTCCGTACTCTCCGCAAGCGTAGTACCTAAGAGTTTTAGTGCTGATCTCCGTACCAAGTCGGCGTCTAAGTCGTTTGATGAAAAGAGTGAGATCACGCGGGACGAGGCTATTATTTTTAGGAAGAAATTCATCGCTATATGTGAGGGTGATGAAAGATGAATGTTCATGTTTGTGTGCCTCCAAAATCATGCGGTGGGCCCAGGTCTTATTTCGAATCACTCTGCAAGGCATACACTGCCCGCAACCGAAAACCTGGGCACCACGATAAAACGGCTTTTTACAAAGCATGTTACCACCGGTAACCGATCTTTTGCTTCGCGCCAGTCCGACCAACAAACTTGCGTTTGAGAGTCTTACGACGGCGAGATTTCATCCCGCCGCGTTTGCGTCGTCGAGCCATACTCTACCTCCTTTCTAAGGATTAGCAGACGGAACAAATTCCTGTCTGAGTGGGTTCCAAAACCAATACGGTTTTTTCGGATTACCTGTCGGATAAATCCGATGATCAGGAGCGGGCGGCATAATTCGATTTTTAATGTGCCAGCCCGTCTCACCGAAAAAATCATCCTCAATGCGCTCCTTCATATCTTTGGAAGGAGCAATGCCCAAATTACCATTCGCTTCTCTCGTATACTGAAGAGAATTGATAAGGCCAGCCTGAACACCTGGAGCACCACCCTGTGATGCAACCGATTCCGAAGGAACAATACGTACACCTTTGAGTGCGTTTCCCTGCCCGGGTATCAAATGAGGATCATTTGCAGAGGGAAACGCTGGACCAACCTGATTCATCTGATTGAGCTGATTCAACTTAATCTGATTGTCAATCTCTTTGCCTTGAAGCTCAGTGCGAGCGTTCTGAATCTGAAGGTTGGCCATAGTGCGCTGATCCGCGGTAGCAGTAGCCTGGACAGCGCGAGAGACAGTTTGGCCCATGTCACCAAGAGACCGAGCCAAATCACCACCGGCGGAACCACCGCCGACCTTATACGTACCGCCCGTTGAAGGGGTACTAGCGCCAAGCGCAGCAAGCGGGTGGATCCCCGCTTTTTTAGCGTCTTCGACTTTCCATTGAATTCCGCTTTGAGCAAATTCTTTCTGTTGAGCATAGTTCTGGCGTGCAGCGTGAGCCGCAGCATTGCGGTCAGCTTGAGCGCCGAAATAACCAGCTATCTGTGGAGCCATAGCAAGGCCAGTAGAGACCAAAGCTTGAAACATCTAACACCTCTCCTTTGATTTAGAAGTCCACACAGGACTTCGTTGGCCTTTTTTACCGGCCTTTTTTGTAGCGAACATGACCTCAGTTCGGGTTTTGCGCTCAACGCAAACAGAAGACATGAGGGCGGTTGCGGCTACTGCCGCAGCCGCGACCGCCTTCCGTCGTTTTTTCTTATCGAACTTCGAGGCCGGATCTTTAGCGACAGCAATGTCGCGTACAATCTGGGGCTGCCAAGCAGCCCACTTGAGTGGCACAAACTGAGTTTGTAATGCCACTGAGGTATCGGAGAAATCTGAATCATCGGGAATATTTGTAGGATCACCGTCGAAATAATCGACCATGTCCTCAAATTCCTCCGTGGATAAGTGATCAAACTTTTGACCTCCGAATACCATAGAGTCGATTTGCGCATCAATGGACCCTGGAGTGGGCAACGTCAGGACGTTAGACGATCGTGTGTACGCTCGCCGCCGCCTCTTTTTCTTCGAACGGGCCATTTGCAAATCTCCTTTTGACACCTCCGACTCAGTGCGGTGGTGTCAGTAAGCACAGTAGACATCAAGTAGTCTACTGGTGCGGGTTACGACGGAGAGCTTACTCTCCGTCGTCCTCTTGAATAACAGTGTCGGCCTTTTTAGATTTCTTCTTTGGGGCCTCCGTAACATAATCCGGGCGGGCTTGTTTTTGCTCACGAGCTTTTCTACGCTTCTCAGCCTCATAGGCCTCGAATTGCGCCATTTGGCGGTCGAGCCATATCTTCTCAGCGGGTAACACCTCCTTGCCCGTCCTTGGGTCGTATACGACCTCATACGGGGTATTGGGAAGTTCAGTGGGGTCCTCGGGTCCGAAATCGATAAACTCTTCGTAAGTGTCTTCGCCCTTCATAGCAGCCAATTTCGATTGCTGATCGAGATATTGGCGAAAGCGAAGATGTTCGGACACAGGGCGCCGCAGTTTCACCTGAACTGCGGCTTTCACTTTAGACAAGACCTCTAAGCCCTTGTCGTTTAAACGTTTTCCAATTGGTGGTTTTTGACGAGTGCTCATTAGTACACATATCCTTTCGGGTTGGCCGTCACTTTGCGACGGGCTTTAAGATTACGATTCATCATGATATAGAGCTGCTGCTCATTCGTAGCTGGCCAAATCCGAGTCGTCGGATTGCCCGTGATAAAATCGGAATTCAGGGCAGGTTCGGACGCATAGCCTCGGGCCATCGTCCAATAGTCGAGAGATTCACCAGGACGGAACGATCCGGACACAGTGGAAATAGGCGTACGGTATTCTTCATAGCGATCGATCCAACCAAACGCACCTTCCGGATCGGCTGACGCAGCATAGACCTCCTGGTTCTGAACAATCTGCTGACCAATATGCTCGTACTCTGGTTGCCAATAATCCTCTTTCGTTTTACGGAGCCAGCCTTTTCTAAAGCCTTGGCCGTAAACAGGAATTGGCATAACGTACATCACCGTCATCATGATTCCGTGTTCCTGGAAATATTTTCGATAGCGATTTGATCTTTTAGCCGAGATTCCATGGCCCTTAAGTGCTCCGACAGGGTTGTCAGCATCCTCTGGTGCCGTTTGCAATACCTCTGAGAACTGCAGCGGCTGCATACCGCCTCCAAGGTACTCAGCGCGCTGAAGACGCGCATCATCCGATTTAACACCAAGGTACGCGAGGTAGTCGACATATTTGCTTCCAAATCTGCTTCGCAATTCCTGGAAGCGTAAGGTCGCGAACATTTCGCGAAGATCAAGGGCGTTGACGTTAAGTCCCGCTTCATCAAGGACAAGACCAGTCTGTTCATTGAAATATAGATCGGCACCATTTGTGCCTCCACCAAGCTTCTGAACACCGGCTGTAGCGGATCCGTACACCAAATTACCAGCGTTGGTACCGGGACCAGTTTCCATACGGACGACTTCGTTGTTAGGGACGATTTCACCAAGTCCGTTAATTGGAGCAGTGACATCCGGGCCCTTAGACGGCTCGGGACGAGCCATCGTGTAATAATCTTTCGACCAAGCAGGAGAAAACACCGCGCTATTAGTAGTGCTGTCAGCACCGTCAGCCTTCGAAAGCGGAAGAGGAGTCACCAAATCCTGATCGACAAAATAGTCATTCACAATTTTAGCATAAGCGCGAGGAATGAGAGCGTTGACCTGTCTGAGTGATCCAACATCAGGAACCAGCTCCAAATAATCATAAAGAGAACCAACAGGAGTAGTACCCAAAACGTTAACGTACGGATGAACTGACGCGTTTTGACCATCTTCACCCCCAGTGATGAACGGCTCCCAGTTTTCCCACAAAAGACGGTTGGGAACGAAAAAATGAAAGATCTTGCAATTCACCTTGTGCATCAACGGCGCTAAAAGCGGTTGAGTGCGAATTAAACAAGTTGTGTCGTGCTGGAAATGATCACCAGGAAGAACCTCTTCCCAGTCTATGGGAATGAGTTGACCCATGTTCGCAGACATCATGCGGTGTCGTGAAAGGTTATGTAACGTCGACTTCAAATTGTGCCTCCTTTTTTTCTGGCGTTAAGTCGTGATTCTAAATTACGGATTTTTTGCTGCTTTTCAGCATAGCGTTTGCGCCTGAGGTCAAGCGCCTCCTGCGGAGTTCTCGTAAACGCTTCATCTTCGATTCGCAGTGCATACATCTCGAAGGCTTTTTTTTGGGAATAATCTTTTTTGATCTGTTCTTCGTCGAGGCCAATGTGTTCTCTAAGCTTTCTCCTCAGATATCTCCCGAGGGGTAGCGATCGGCGGCCATGTTTCAGCGCGATCGGAACGTCTCCATGTGATAAAATTACATCTGAACCATGATCAGTCGTCAAGGAATTTGAAATATCCTCGACTGCTAACGCACCGATGCCAGGTCTTCGGGACATACGGGGAAACTCAGGGTATCGACCGTCCGAAAATTGATCTTGTTTAGTTCTTCCTTTTTGGATGTAGCTGGCAATATATTGCGCAGAATCCAAAGTGAGAGTTCCAACGTAGACAAAGCCTTTAGGCTTTTTTGTGTCCGGACAAGACCATGCTTTTTGAATGTCTTCCTCGTGGTGGAGTCCCACTCCAAAGAGCGCAAGATGATAATGAGGTCTTTCTGAATGTGTTCCGTACTCTCCGCAAGCGT